CATACTCTGTAGATTCCCCTGAAGATGTACCATCAACGTTTTTTGTTGCAACTTTTTGAGGTTTTATAACTAAAAATTCATTATTAAATTTTTGTCTAGCGACAAAATTAGTATAAGCAGTTACTGTGTATGTTGAAGCAGTAATAGGATTATTAAAATCAACATTTACACCATCAGCTGATGATGTATAAAAATTAGAATTTAAATTTTCAGTATGACGTTCATAATCTCCAAGTAGTTTGGAAATTTTTATACTAAACGTATCGTATAATCTTTTTAACTCCGAAGGTGGTTCTGGTAATATAATATCTATATCTTCATTAAAAATATCGTAAAAAGATTGTAATTGATCAATTTTACATAAATCAACATCGCTATGGTTATTAACAAAATTCGCAATTTTAGAAAATATAGTTTTACCAAACGTCGTCGGGCTTGAACTTGCTACACCAACAAACGAGGTAAATATTCCGTCAAACAAATTATCATATTCATGCATGAATGACTGGAATCTATAACCTTTTATTACTTCGGAATAATCAATATCTTCATTTTGTAAATAAAACTCTACATCATTTGTTGACGGATAAACCGTAAATGTATAAGAACCTGTAAAGTGTTGATTATCAGACCCGATGTTACCTAAATTACCTCCATACCCAGATAAAGCCCCTGTACCTGCACTCAAAGAGTTAATTGTCGCTGATACATTTAAAGTCCATGTACCTGCACTCAAAGGATCAACATTAACATATAAAAAACTACTCAACTCAGTATTACCTGTTGTAGTATTATATGGGAATTTATTAGTGCTAATACTGCTTATATTTGTTGTGTGACTATCTCCACCACTTGACCAGTTAACATAAAAAGTATTATCTGCTGAAAGGTTCCCTACATTACCTGTTGTATCTCTTAAAAATTTCGGGTAATGTTTTAATATATTTTTATTTTCGTCTTGTACGCCAATAAAAACTTGAAATTTGTCTCCTTGTCTTTTATAATTAATAGCAGACATTTCCTTCATTCCTGTTGAAGTAAAAGAAAACAAATCAGCAAAATTAGGGGACGGTTTAATTATCTTTACAAACATTCCTGAGTAATTTTTTAGCGCAATCCCTCCAGTCTCTAACCATGGTTGTTCGCTTGCGTTTATATCAGAAATTATATCATCAACATAAAAGTTTCTTACCCTATGCTTACTCGTATCTAATTTAATTAGTAATTGTACACCGTCATCATTCGGAGTATCATCAACATAACCTATTTTAATATTACTTGGTGTTGTATATGACGTCCCAGTAAGAGAAGTTACTGTACCTGTTACAGTATACGAATTAACTCCTGTAAGTCTTTCTGTTGTAGATCCGAGCATAAAGGTATTAATTCCTGCTGAGTTAAATTCTTCTATGTAATCTTCTTGTACAAGTTTTATAGTACTGTTACTCGGGTCTATTGCATAGTTTAATGGGGTAAGACTGACTCGCGCTCCTGTAGATGTTATTAATTGTTCCGCATTATTACTCAAATTATAAAACGCATTAAATGGTAACAAATGAGCGTATTTATTTCTCGTATCATATATTTTTGATTTACTACCACTAGCAGCGGTATACAAAGTATACTCGTTTGTATCAATCGTGTCTTGCCAGGAGGTCTCTACCTTAAGTGGTAAGTCTATCCTAGTACCTGCTGGCACTAGTTCACCTGAAATACTGTCTACATTAGTGTTAGAAGCCTCAATTGTAGTTTCTATATAATTGTATACCGATACTGTTTCAGTAAGTGTGTTAAAGTATGCGTTACCATCTAAATCAAAGTAATGTACTGCTACAGTATAAATACCAGGGACTTTGTATGTATGAGTTGTAGTTGGAGTGTTTTTAGCGCTTAGGGTCCGACCGTCTCCAAAATCCCAAACAGCAACCGTAGAAGAGATAGGAGGATCAATTAAGTCGTTAATTGAGGATGAGGCTGTTTCGCTAGTTAGTTTAGATGTAAATGTGAACTCACTTATTCTGGTAAAGCCGCTATGTGTCGCGGAAAGACTGTGAGAGTTATTTACAGGTGAAGGAACCGATCCGGAAGTATTTACCGTGAGAGAAATCGGTATTGGCACACTTAATGGACATTTTTGTTCGACGCTCATTAATATTCTACAACACGTTTATTAGTAACTAACGATTTTATAGTTATTTTGTTCTTAAAAGCAGTTGGGCTTTCAATATATGGTATTTGGTACGGTTTTAACTGACATCTAGTATCAAACGTTTTATAGTCTTTACCATTATAAATCGGATTAAAAACACAAAAAGACAACCCTGGTACAGGGTTGTTGGGCTTATCAACCCGTAAAGTCTCTATTGCTTCTATACCTTGTATCTTTTCAATTTCGTTATTCAAAAATCTTACATCAATAATGTCTCCTAATTTTAAATTGTTAATATAACTAGTAATTATATTGTATACTTTACTCTTTAAATCCTCTTCGTTAATTAGCGCTCGAGCTTGTTTAGTAATTACTAACTGGGTATTGTCTTTATGTCTTATTTTATTTGTTTCTCCAGTAAATTTTAGAGATAGATCTAAGTTTAAGTAAACTGGGTCTATAAATGCAATCTCGCTATTGAGTAATTTATAATCGGCAATCTCTGCCCGAATCTTTTCCTTTAAAGCATTTGATAGATAATTAGATCTTGTAACTACAGATTTATTTTTACGTATGTTAGGTACTATAGTCAAATATATATTATTAGCATCTGAACTATCAGCAAAATAGTATTGGTTAAAAAGTGCGTTAGTCTCTAAACTATAATCAGTAAGACCTAAATCATTATTTAAATATGCTAAATAATCATTAGTATAATCACTATTGTTTTGTACAGTAACATCATACACTAAATTTTTGTAATTGCGTTCTATAAAACTTTTATAATCTGACTTTGTTGTAAGTTTATATTCTGAACTGAAAAATTTAGGGGCATTTTGTTTAATATCTTCGGATGTTTCTTCTTCTCCAAAGTCGGTACTATCTTCTGTATTACTTACAGTTGTATTCAATACTGTTTCAATTGTTAAGAAATTGAGTGATGAATCTTGGGTGTCAGTAAGAATGCTATCAAATTGGGAAGTGTTGTATATGTTAAGGGAGGTACTATTAAAAGCGTTTTTTGTTACCTTCCCATCAGTACCAGAGGACTTAAGATAGTAAATTGCAATTTGGTCTCCTTGATTTAATTTTCTACCATTAACATTATTACCAAATTTTAATTCGTAATTTTTATTTTCATTGTATCTAATTTCGAAACTTCTTTCATTTGGTTTGGAGAGGTATATTGACGGTACTCTTACCCACTCATACCATTTATTTTCAGCATTAACTTCTTTTACATAGACAAAAATATTAAAATGATCAATTACAGTGTTACCACCAGGCAATAAATTTACTGCTTCAAACTTCTCTCCTATTGGGTTAATAATAGGATATTCTTGGAGAGATCCTTCATACATTAATTGATTTCCAATAGCAGTTAATGTTTCGGCTTCAGATGTTGTTTTTTCGAACGTAACATCTCTAGTAAACGTAAACGTTTTGCCTTGACTGCTGGCAAATGTAAATTTAGGTATTGTATAATAACCAGCAGATAAGTCTGATGTTCCGTTAATTTCTACCGGAAGGACTGCTGTTTGTTTGCCTACTGGCTTGTAATCTATAAGTTTAACAATCCTGTTAATATTTTCATACAACTCAGCATCATTAAAATTACTTTCTGAACTTGTTTGATTTAAATAAAATAGTAATGTGTGATAGGAATATGCAATTATGTCTATAAGCGCAGAAATATTACTACCCTCAAAGTTTTGATCTGTAAAGTTTATCGTAGTGTCGTTGTTAATTCTATCGATGATTAGATCTCTCAGACTTTGCGCATCAAAGCCAGTATATGCGTTTGTCGGTAGATTAAATTCTGTAAAGTTTGCCATAATTATGAGTAATTAAATCCTTGTGTTGTCAATAAACCAGATGCGGTACCTTTTTTATTATTTAGCGATGGAATAGTGATTGATATAGAGATTTTATATTCATTCTGATCCGGTCTAGCAACAACAGCTACATCATTCACTACAATACGTGGTTCGTATAAAGCTAATTCTTCATATATTGTCTGTCCAATTGTTTGCCCGTTCTCTTTAGAGACGTTTTCAAATAAGTATTGTTCAAGATCTAAACCAAACGTTGGGTTTAATATTTTTTGCCCTTTTTTAGTATTAAAAATATTACGAATAGAGTTGTAAATAGCCTTTTCATCGTAATCTATTTTAAGGTCTTGTTTATTCTTAGAAGCCCCTGTTGGTTTGTTAGGAGTTTTTGCATCTAAATCAATATCTAAATGTAAATCAGCATAAGAAAAAGAACGAAAGCTGTTCTTATTCTTTACATCTTTTAGTATATCTAATTTAAGAGCCATCTATAATTATTTAATTTAAAATGGCTAAAAACAATAAATAATTTAAATGAGTAAATTCGATACTATATTTGAGGCGCA